CCATCTGTAACCTAGCAGATTGTACATACATATTTCATAATGCAATGTACGACGTGGGTTGGTTGCGGGCTGAGGGCGTCGAGGTAGCGGGCCGCATCGTCGATACGATGGTTTCTGCTCCGCTTCTGGACGAGAACCGTTTCAGCTATGCGCTGAACTCGCTTGGTCGGGACTATCTCAATGAGACCAAGGACGAACGGGATCTGCGTGAGGCGGCACTGTCCATGGGGATCGACCCCAAGGCAGAGATGTACAAGTTGCCAGCGCACTTCGTCGGTCGGTATGCCGAGCAGGATGCGGCACTGACCCTGCGCTTGTGGCATCACCTCTACGGTCTGCTTGTGAAGGATGACCTCCTGTCAATCTTCGATCTGGAGATGCGCGTGTTCCGCGTGATCTTCGAGATGCGTAGCCGTGGGGTGCGCGTCGATCTGGAGAAGGCTGACGGTGTGAAGCAGAAGCTTCTTGCCGAGGAGAACGCCCTGCTGTCCAAGATCAAGAAGACTTCTGGTGTTGAGGTCTCTGTCTGGGCAGCAGCCAGTGTGGCGAAAGCTTTTGATGCGGCTGGCCTTGAGTATCCACGCACTGCGGCAACCGGAGCCCCGAGCTTCACAAAGAATTTCCTGTCAAACCACAAGGCCGATCTGCCCAAGATGATTGTGAAGGCTCGTGAACTGAACAAGGCCCGCACCACCTTCATTGATTCGATCACCAAGCATGAGAGCAACGGTCGGATCTACGCTGACATCCACCAGCTGCGGAGCGACGAGGGCGGCACGATCACGGGTCGGTTCAGCTATTCGAACCCCAACCTTCAGCAGCTGCCAGCTCGCGATGAGTACATTGGCCCACTGATTCGCGGCCTGTTTCTTCCGGAAGAGGGCAACCTCTGGGGGTCCTTCGACTATTCCTCACAGGAACCACGGATCGTCGTGCACTATGCGGCGGCAGTGAAACTCCCGAAAGCTGATGACTTTGTCGATGAGTACCACAGGGACCCACGGTCTGACTTTCACCAGATTGCTGCCGATATTGTAGGTGTTCCTCGTAAGCAAGCAAAAACCATCAACCTAGGCCTGTTTTACGGGATGGGCGTGAACAAGCTAGCGGAGCAGCTGGGTTTGGATCTTGAGAGTGCGAAGGATTTGTTTGCCGTCTACCACAAAGAAGTTCCATTCGTGAAGCAGCTGTCCACCTACGCGAGCGGAGTGGCGGAAGAGAAGGGTCGTATCCGTACCCTGCTTGGTCGCGTCGGTCGGTTTGACAAGTGGGAGCCGACGGCGTTTGGTTCCAACAAACCTCTGCCCTTTGACGAAGCCGTAAAAGAATACGGTGGCCCCCGCAATATCAAGCGGGCGTTCACGTACAAGACCCTGAACAAACTGATCCAAGGGTCGGCGGCAGACCAGACGAAGAAGGCGATGGTTGACCTGTACGAGAACGGCATCTTGCCAATGGTTCAGATCCACGATGAACTGGCGGTGTCGGTGGACAGTCCGGAGATGGCGCACAAGGTGATTGCCATCATGGAGAACTGCGTTCAGTTGGCAGTCCCGTCGGTTGTCGATGCAGAGGTGGGGCCTTCATGGGGTGAGGCCACCCACTCGCTTGGAGAGGATGGCCTCTTTTGGGGGGTCAAGAAGTAGGCTCTTCTTCAGAGGCTCTTCGAATCATTGCCTTCAGCAAGGCCTTGTCGGAGGGGGGCATGTAGTACCCCTCTCCGTAGCGACTGTGAATGTGAAACCCCTTGGTTGCCAGCACGTGGCGCAGACGGTAGACCGCCATACGAACCGTTGATTTTGAGTGCTGGATGCGCGGGTTGTAATCCACAATAGCCTGATAGAGTTCGTCCTTGGTCACCTCCTGCTTGAGCAAGAGCAGTTCGAGGAGCATCGACAGCTGTGCTGAAAGGTTCAATCCAGTTTTAATCTCCTTCAGTAATGCGTTCATGTCATAGGTCCTTTTATTGTTATGCGTGTAAAGCAGTTACTCTTGACACCCATTTTTAATTGTCACAGCAGTGTAAAAATATATCACATTTCCATGGGCTAATGCAAAGCCATCTCTGGAATAGACATGGTTCAACACGCGGGGCATCCTACTTCTTCGCCTTCTCTTCAACTGTAGGTACATCTTGTACAGGTGAACCATAGAGCGTCTCCCTCAGATCGTGTTCTACTTGGGCCAGCACCACGTCGCGCATGTCCGAGCTCAAGGCTCCTCCGTCCTTTGCCATTGCAAGCTGTGCTGCAAAAGAGTCGTAAGCAATCGAGTCGATCCATGAGTCGGTATTGTTGGGGTCAAACGACAGGCGACTTTGTTTGACGCAGGATAGAATGACCACGATGTCGTAAGCCGTGATGGTTTTGTTCAGGCGAATTGCCGCAAGTGCCGCCGCTCGTGTTGCCATTGGGTACATAGGTCCATATTGTTTGCCGCGTTCCTCGGTGATAGAAAGAGCCTTGCTCAAGATATCTTGATACCTCATAACTTCTTCTCCCAACTTATTGCTCATGCGTTACCAGCGGTTTTAAAATTCTCGGATACAATTTCCATCGAACAATTGTACCCCTCTTTGCAGATGACGAGGAACTCCTCTAAGGGAATGCTGCTTTCCACAGCCAGATTGCAGATGTGGTACAGCATGTTTAGCGCAAGGTACTCCCGACAAACATCGGCATCGTAGTCCCTCTCTTGTGCTACGTCGTAGAAAGCCCCAGTGATAGAGGCGTAGGCAAAGCTAGATGCTGCCTTCCATGCTGCCTCATCCGGAAGGATGAGGCTCAATGCCTTGGCCCGTTCTTTTGCATTTACGGTGGATAAAAAATCAACCATCTTCTTTCTCCAGTTTGCGAGTAAAAACTCTATCGTAATGTGTGGCGCACCAGCTGGTGCAATTGTGGGTAGGCTCTCCGCAAACGATGGGGTTGACCTCTCGGTTCATAACCCACCGACATTGATAACGGCTGATGTCAAACAGCCTTGGCTTGTCGTCCATGCCCAGCTTGACCTTAAACAGGTTGGGGCTGTCCTCTATCCTTGGTCTTGTCCGCTTTACCAAAGGCCGCATGGCGGACAAAGGTGGATGCTTTCTTTCCGGGGTCACCGCCTTGACGGGTCTGGGCACACGGGGTTTACGCTCTGTCCGGAAGTTCCGGTGGATGAAACCAAGCACAGCATTGCGGGTCTTGTTGATCTCCGCCCCGATCTCCCGAGCGGACTTACCAAGCATCATCCCTGCCTTCAAGGTTTCTATGTCGTCCTCTGTCCATAAGATGTTCGCCATTACTCTAGGTGCTCCGGAATCTTTACTTGGTCCTGTGCCCACTTGATGTAGCCGCTATTGATGGCGTCAAGTGCTTCAGTCAGCAGGGCCTCCAGCTCCTTCATAGACTTTGCCTTTGCTTGAAAGGTCTCGGTGTCGTAGCCCCACATGTGGTTGTTGCAGTAGTGTGCAAACCTTATTTCATATGTTGTTTCTTCTCCGTTTCCTCTGCGAAACAAGTGAAGCTTCTTTTCATGTACGTCATTGATATTAATGTACCGCATGATTTTGAAACTCCTTTGGACGAGGAGGGGGAAGTGGAGCCCCCTCCTTAACCACAACGGCACAGGCCCCCATCAGGTGAACCACGATCAGCAACATGAGGGCCCGCTTTATCATGCCGCCTCCCCTTCGATGATGGTCACAGGAATTTCCGGATCACGTGACCGCAGGAAAATGACGCGGTCGACGATGTCATCGATCACCTTTTCCCGAGCGGGTTCAGGCAGTTCCTTTATCAAAGAGAGGAAGAAGGTGTACATGTAACCATGCAGGAATCCTCCCCCATAAAGCATTGGGCGGGTGTTGCTGTCGTACACACGACGGATTTCGGTTTCGAGGTCCTTCATCAGAAGGTCAAACAGTTGGTTGCTCATCGCACTTAATCCTTTCTATGTCTAAGTGGAACTGTAAAGTGTCACTGTTTAGTTACATTGTCAAGCGATTATTTTGGCTGGTCCTTCAACAGGGGAATCCTAAACTTTGTGAGGGGCGGCTTCCAAGCGTCTGCCTCCCAGAGGTTTTTCTTGTAGTAAGGATCGTTCTGAAACTTCAGTTCGATCCACATCTTCTGATCCTTGTCCGCCTTCAGTATCCTAAAGCGGATGCCGTGCTTTTGAGCCAGCTTGGTTGTTGCATCTGTCATCGGCACGTAGACATCACCCACATAGGTGTCCATCTCCACGCCAAGGGCTACCAGTTCCTCATACAGGGTTGGCATATCAGCTCTCCCGAAACCCTGCTGCCAGCTCGATAACTAGCTTTGCCAAGAAGGCCGTTATGCCGAGCACGATTATGACAGTAGCTATGTCAGTCGTGATACTCACCCACTGTTCTTCGCTCATGGTCCTTTGTCCTTCACATCTTTTATGCCGAGCACCTTATAATACTTTAGGAGCACGGCACGTGCACTGTTTTTACTGATGTTAAACTTACGTCCTATCACCGCATAGGAACACCCCCTCTTCCGCATCTCGTGCATAGCTGCGCGTCGGATGGGGCGTTCCTCATGGGTGGCCTTGTAGGGAGCCAATGTTTAGATCCTATACATTTAGGGAAGATTGTGCAGTTCCCTGCAACCACATCGTACTGGTAGAGTGGTCGAGGTTTTTGAGGGTAACGCTTCTCAATTCTCGCTCAACAATCTTATCCGAAACGATCAACGGTTCTTTCGTTTTAGGACGGCGACCAGCCTTATGTCCTGCCTTGTTCTTATTGCCGACAGGGCGTCCGAGCTTTTTACCCTTAGCCGAGAAGCGGACCTTTGATAGGTGGTCGTTGATCAATTGAGTGAAGGTTTGTCCTTCCGTAGGCCAGATGTACTTTGTCATTTGCTTTTCTCTTTCCTCTTTCTTTCCCAATGCTTCCCGCAGGGCGGAGTTACTTTGTTGCAATTGTTTGATTGCATTATCAGCAAAATCAATTGCCGCCGCCGCTAGGCCGAGGAGTTTTCGTAGCTTCTCGATCTCGTCTGCGGCCTTGGCTCGGTCGGACCAATCCATCTGGAATGACATCGGAACTTTCATCCGCAACCGTTCAACAATGTCCATCACTTGGCCTCCCGTGCTTTCATCATGGCATCTGCATAGGCGTATGCGTTTATTTCAAACCATCCGCTTGCGGCACCACCTTCATCAAGGCACTTAGAAGCAAGCTTTTGATTTGACAGCAATCCGGTCAGTGCCGCCATTGCGAACTTGTCACGCAGGGCTTTATGTTCTTGCTCTTTCTCCATCCGAAACCGCATTACTGCGGGATCAACGCCAGCTATATCGATCACATGATCCATCACTCTTTCCTCGTCTGGTTCATTGATACATTCTCCTGCAATCTGACGGCAGGGTTAGGCCATGTCCAACATTCCCCCGTGTCATCCTGAAAGCACACCCAAAGCAAGTGATGCTCCTGCCCGTAGTCAATTACAAAGTGGGCCTTAGCTGGTCCTTTGGGCGTGTCCATTGGGATGGTGGGGTTAAGTTGAAGCATCACTCTTTCCTCATTTGGTTCATTGATACATTTGCTTGCACTCCTTGCCATAATGCGTTCCGTGCCGCTGCCCATAGATCATATTCACCTTTGTCATAAAGTTTGTCGGAAATAATCTCTAATGCTTCCCGCAGCCGTTCAATTTCGTCTGCGGCTTCTTTCTGATCTGGGTCATAAGCGGCGCATATCCGCAACCGTTCAACAATGTCCATCACCGACTCCCTCTGGTAAATATATCCCGCAAAGCGTACCACATCAGCCAAGTCAGCATGATGACCGTGCCACCAAGCATGAACAAAACCCAGAGGCCAACAACAAATTTGATAATGTCTTCCATCACTCACCACCTGTTGCTTTAGCAAGGGCGGCTTTTGCAGCGTCTATTTCGGGGGCAACTTTTTCCCAACGACAGGCTTCATACAAACCCGTCAACGCCTTTAACAATTTTTGATTTTCACCCCGCAACCGTTCAATTTCGTCAGCGGCCTTCTCTTCTTCCAGCTTCTCAATACGGGCGATTATATTTTCCAGCATATCCTTCGTCATCTTCTGGCTCCTTTGGTGGTGCTGCCTCAAGGGCAATGCGTTTGTATTCTTTGGTAGTCGGGTGGATTCCATCAGGTGACGGGGTAAAGTGAATCACACCGTCGCCCATCGTGTTAGCAATCTTGCTAACCATGGCTTGTATCTTCGTGATGGTAACGTTCGCCTCCTTGGCGTTACCCTGCGGCATGATCCAGTAGACCGTGTCCGCAGATATCCGTCCTCTGATCTTCAACAGTTCGTAGTTCGTCGGCACATACTGGTGATCGTTAGAACCGACGCTGATGATGACGGTCTTCGCCTCCAGTATCTTGTCCGCATAGATCGTGCCAAACTGCACTGAGGACAGACCCACCTTGGCATAGACCTCACACTCCGGTCGGTGCATTGCCACACCGACCGCGATGCTATCTCCGAGGATCATGCATTCCAGCATCAAAAGAAACTCCGGACTGCCTCAACCAGTTCATCAGCGTAGTAAATGAACGGCAGCATCAAGGCAAAGAACAGGGTGTTGACGATCAGGTCGACCGTCTTGGGTGAAGGTTCGCTCATTTCTTTTTCTTCCTGTTCATTACCCACACGATAGCCATTCGGGTTGACAGGTTGGGTCTGCGGCCTCCGCAGTCTCTGATGAGCCCATCCTGCCTCAACTCGGTGAAACGCGGCCTGATTGCCAGAACGCTCTCTTCCAGAATGGCGGCGGCTTCATCGGCGGTGAGCCCCTTC